ACCTTAGACTGGCACAATCCAGAAAGCAATATTTTAGACGATGGATATTCAGAAAGTCCAGGGCAACATAAATGTGGTCATGTTATTCAAAGAGATGATGGAAATTTTGCGGTACAACCTAATAACCGTATTAGATTAAAGGAACCATCATTTGTAACCAAGAAAGATCTAGTAATACAAAGACTTATAAATACAAATAAGTGGGATGTTGAGAGTTATGATAAGTGGGTTTTAGAAGACTCAAACGCATACGATTATGACATTTCTGAAACAGAAGTTGACAAATAATATCATGAGTGCTAAACTGTATACAAGCGAGGCTTGGCTCCGTAAAAGGTTTGTTATGGACAAAAAGTCTCCACAAGATATTGCCAAGGAGTGTGGAACTAGTGTTGAGACTATCTACGTTTACCTTGCAAAATTTGGATTAAGGAAATCAAAGCGATGAAATTAGAGCCAGTGTATAAAGATGTAAAAAGTTTTAAATGTGACGATTTATATCTTCATTCTATTGGTGCCCCATCTGGTAAAGAAATTTGGTCAACGTGCCATGGAATTGCACAAATGCTTATTGATAAAAATATTGCGTATGGAGATTCTGCATTAGATCCTGTTAGAATTTTTAGCAAAGCAGATCCAGCAGAACAACTTAGAGTTAGAATTGATGATAAATTAAGTAGACTAATGAAGGGTACTGAATATGTTGGCGACAACGATATTGATGACCTTATTGGATACTTAGTGTTGCTTAAAATAGCAAAGGAAAAAAATGTCAACTGAAACAGAGTTAATCCAGCATCTTGATGAAGTAAATAAAGTTGTTGCAGAATATCTAAAAGGTCAAGATCCAACAAAAATATCTAAAGAGTTAGACATCCCACGCACTCGTGTTGTTGCACTTATTAATGAGTGGAAGGTTATGGCTTCTGCTAATGATGCCATTCGTGCTCGTGCTAAAGAGGCTCTTGCTGCTGCAGATACGCATTACAGCAAACTTATTTCAAAGTCTTATGAGGTTATTGATGAAGCCTCAATGACAAATAATCTTAGTGCAAAAACTCAAGCAATTAAATTAGTTATGGATATTGAGAAGTCTAGAATTGAAATGTTGCAAAAGGCTGGATTGTTAGAAAACAAAGAACTTGCAGAAGAGATAGTTGAAATTGAAAGAAAACAAGAAGTGCTAGTTGAAATACTTAGAGAAATTGCTTCAACACATCCAGAAGTACGTGATTTAATTATGCAACGCCTCTCTCAGATTGCCAAAGAAGGAGAAGTGATTACAATTGTCCACGATGTTCAATGATTTTCTTGAAGTATTAAAAGAAAACCACTTTGAAGAAAAACCAGTAGACGCTAAGACTTTTGTAGAGTCTTCTGATTATTTGGGACAACCACCTTTGTCTCCAGTTCAATATGACATCGTAGAAGCAATGAGTCAAATATTTAAAAAAGAAGATTTGCAAGAACTGTATGGTGATGCTGAAGGAGCAAGGTATTACGACAAATATACAAAAAATGAAATTATCCTACAATTAGGCAAAGGATCTGGAAAAGACTTTGTGTCTACCGTTGCTTGTGCATACATTGTGTATAAACTGTTATGTCTTAAAGATCCTGCAAGATATTTTGGTAAGCCAACTGGAGATGCAATAGATTTAATTAACGTCGCTATTAACGCACAACAAGCAAAAAATGTTTTCTTCAAAGGGTTTAAAACAAAAATTGAAAAGTCACCTTGGTTTGCTGGCAGATACAATGCAAAAGCAGACTCAGTAGAATTTGATAAATCAATTACAGTTTACTCTGGTCATTCAGAAAGAGAATCACATGAGGGTTTAAACTTACTACTTGCAGTGCTTGATGAAATTTCTGGTTTTGCATCTGAAGTTGGTACTGGTAATGAACAGGGTAAGACTGCAGAAAATATTTATAAAGCATTCCGTGGTTCTGTAGATTCTCGTTTTCCAGATTTAGGCAAGGTGGTATTACTTTCATTCCCTCGTTATCAAGGTGACTTTATTTCTAAAAGATATGAAGATGTTATTGCAGAAAAAGAAACTATTGAAAAGAAACACCTTTTTATTATGAATGAAGATTTGCCACATGATGATCCAAGCAATCAATTTGAAATTTCATGGGAAGAAGATACAATTCTTTCTTATAAAGTTCCAAAAGTTTTAGCACTTAAAAAAACAACATGGGATGTAAATCCTACTAGAAAAATAGATGATTTTAAATTAGCGTTTTACACAGACCTTGGAGATGCTATGATGCGTTTTGCATGCACACCAACATTTGCATCAGATGCATTTTTTAAGCAAAAAGATAAGTTAGAAAAATGTATGACATTGAGAAATCCAGTTGATAATTTTAGAAGGTTTGATGAATCATTTAAGCCTGATCCAGAAAAAATATATTATATCCATGCTGACCTTGCACAAAAACACGATAAGTGCGCTGTAGCAATTGCTCACGTAGACAAGTGGGTAAACATTCAGGTTATTAAAGATTATCAACAAGTAGCGCCAATGGTTATTGTTGATGCAGTTGCTTGGTGGGAACCAAAAGCAGAAGGTCCAGTTAATTTGTCAGAAGTAAAACAATGGATCATTAATCTACGCAGACAAGGATTTAATATTGGAGTTGTTTCATTTGACCGTTGGCAATCATTTGATATTCAGCAGGAACTAAAAGCGGTAGGTATAAAGACGGATACCGTTTCTGTTGCTAAGAAACACTATGAAGATTTAGCAATGATGATATATGAAGAGAGAGTTGCAATACCAAGAATTCCTTTGTTACTGGAAGAAATGTCAGAACTCAAAATTATGAAAAATACTAGAGTTGATCATCCACGTAAAAAATCTAAGGACCTAGCAGATGCTGTATGTGGCGCTGTATTTGGAGCAATATCACATACACCTAAAGATTCTAACCATGAGATTGAGATTCATACTTGGTCTACCTCTACACGACTTGCAGAGAAGCAGAAGGCTATGGTAGAATTAGACAACAGGGAAATGCCTAACGATGTTAGAGATTTTCTTGACAGATTAAATATAATATAAAACTAACAAGGAGAATAATGAATTCATTTAAAAAAATCGCTTTAGTTATGGCTGCAGCCGTGACAAGCACATTTTTTGTTGCAATTCCACAGGCGCAGGCAGCAGTAAGTGCTGGATATGTATTATCCGACACTCTGGCTAGCGGTGCTCGTGGTGTAACAGTATTAGCAGACACAACCAAAGCAGAGGCTGGAGTTAATGCAGTAGTTGTATTAACAACTTCAGACACTTTGGCTTCTACAGCAGATGATAACGTCTCTCTAGAAATTTCTGGTCCTGCAACATTTACTGATTACACAGCAGCAGGATCAAACCCTACAGGGGTAACACTTACCAATCTAGGTAAATTATTTACATTTACGGCTACAACCTCAACAGCGGTTACATTGCCAACAAATGTTAAGTTAACTGTTAATGGTGCAGGCACTGTAACGGTAACACAAAAGAAAAAAGTTGGCGCAACAATTTCTACTATTGATATTAAAACTATCTATGCTGGAACAACTGCTAAGACAAATATTCTTTCTGTAGCAAACAGTTTTGGACGTGTTCAAGATACAGCAACAGCAGGAACTCTTGCTTCTAGCACAGACGTTGCTGGTTCAACAACAGTTGTTAATGATGGAACTGGATATGTAAACGTACTTGCAAAAGACGCATACGATGCCACTCTCTCAACAAGTGGTGTTCTACAGGCATCTGCTACAGGTGGAGCAGTTGTTGCATGGGACGGTGCTCCAAGCACTCAAGTTTCATTTGGCGCTAAGACTGGTGTTGGTGGAGTTCTCCACGTAAAGCAGGGTACTGCTAATGCAAACAAGCCAGTATCAACAACAATTACAATTTCATTTAATGGAACAGTATTAACAACTAAGTCAATTACATTTACTGGACAGGCTGCATCTATTGTAGTTTCTGGTGAAGACATTGCACAGGCTGGTGGAGCACGTACAGGCACCTATGACTTCGTAGTCAAGGATGCTGCTGGTAATCAATTGGCTGGAGTTACTCCAACTGCTGATACCACAAAGTATAGCGCACAGGTAACTGCTGTTTCTGTTGCTGGAGCATCATCTGCTACAGCAGTACAAACTGGTGGTTGGACATGCGCTGCTACATCAGGATCAACAAAGGTACGCATTCAACATACACTTTCAGATCTAACAGTAATCTACTCAAATGAGTTTGATGCACGTTGTGGTCAAGGTGTTAATAAGTACACAGCAAAGTTTGATAAGGAATCATACCTTCCAGGCGAAATTGCTAAGTTAACTGTATCTGCAACTGATATTTCAGGTGCTAAGGTACATGATGCAGCAACACTTGGAACAGGAGTAGCAATTTCTGCTGGTGGATTAACACTAGTTGGAACAGCAACTTCAACAGATACATTTACAAACGGATCAAAGACTTATCAGTTCACCGTTGGT